GGTACGAGGTGACTTTGTCGAGTTCGGGTTTGGCGACGGCCGCGAAGGCACCTATCGCGACGGTGGCCGCACCCAAAGCGCCCGCGACCCCGACGCCGCCGCTGCCAGCCAGCGCCCCGGCCAGCCCGATCGCGCTGGACTTCGCCAGGTTGAGTGCCGGGTGCAGGTTCGACAGGCCCCGAGTCGCCTCGTCCTTCACCCTGACGGTGATCTCGACGATGTTAGGCATCGTCGTAGCCCGCCTCGTCCTGCTCCGGGTTGCCGAGATGCTGGATTTTCAGCATGCGGAGAATCCCGGCGTCCTCCCGCAGCAACTGCGACGGCAGGCAGCCGAATTTCTCGCACAGCCCGAGCACCGTATTGGCCACGGTCAGCTCGTAAGGCTCGGTGACAACGCTGCCATCGGAAGCGACAGCTCCGGCTCCGACGGCTTTGAACCGCTGGAGCTCGGTGACAAAGGGGGCGCCACGTCTGCGATTGCCTCCATCCAGGCGGTGATGATTTTGAGGACGAAGTCGAATTTCTGTGTCCTGATGCCGTCCAGGGTCACGGGCACCGGGACGCCTTTCTTCGTGACGTTCCACTCGATGAGGTTCGCGGCGAAACCCTCGAGCAGTTTCGTGGTGGACCCGGCAGCCTGCGCCGCCTCGGCGTCCGTCATATTCGCCTTGTCCCCGGCGGCGGTGGCCAGGAGTTGCTGCATCGCCAGGAAGTCGCCGACGTCCAGGGATTCGATCAGCACGTCCAGGCCGGCGAACTTCGGGTCCTCGAATCGCAGCCGGTACTGGGTTGCTTCCGGTTCGAAACCGCCCATTATGACCACGTCGGCACGGAGCCGTTGGCGAGCACGCCGGGCGCGGACCAGGTGAGTTCGCCGGTCTGGGTGCGGGCCAGCGCGTAGTCGGTGAACAGCACCGCTCCGTTCCCGGCGCCAGCCGACCCGAGGTTCAGGTTCTTGCCGCCGATCGTGTTGGCGATCATCCGGTTCACCGCCGTCGACGGCACCGTGGAGAACACGGTGTGCGACAGGGCCGGGTTGAAAACGCCGTTCAGGGTGCAGGAGAAGTCAGCGAGCAGCAGCAGCCGCTCGATCGCGGCCTTGTCGATGCCGGTGATGTCCTGAACGCCACGCGGCGTCGCGAAGTTCATGCTGGTGATGTCGTTGCGGATGTCGGTGCTGGCGTTAGACGAATCCCCGACGCTGAACGTCGTCCAGCTGAGCCCGGATTGCTTGGCCATTTCCTACCCTCTCTCAAACTGCGTGGCGATCTTGTCCTGATGGTTCGCGAAGTCATCGGCCCAGTCATCGGGCCGCAGTTCCCGCACCGGCGTCCCCCGCGGGTTGCCGCGGTGGTCGCCGTCGCGGATCAGGAACCGTTCCTCACGCTCGACGCGCAGCCGGTGAGCGGACGCCTGGAAACACGGCTGCCCGGCCGGGAACGTGAACTCGGTCAGGCCACCGGGCTGCCGTTCCTCGGTGAACTTCCGGCCGCTGCGGCGGCGGATGTACTCAGCCTGCGGCGAGTCGGCCGGGACGATGGTGCGCCAGCCGTTGAGGTAGTGCTCGCACTCGACCTCGGCGCAGGACGCGGCGCGCCAGTGCGTGGACAGCGGCGCGCGGATGCCGTAGGTCTTGAAAGCCTCCGGGCCGGCCGCCGGCTCAATCCGGTTCAGTTGCCGCATCAGAACACCACCCCGGCGATCGGGTTCCGGGTGAACTGCACAGCGAAAACCGCGTTGCTGAACGTGCCGGTCGTGACGACCTTCAGGAACTCGTTGATCGTCACGTTGTTCGCGACCTGCACCCGCTGTGAGGTAGGTGCAGCCGTGAATGCCTGGCTGGTCAGGCCCGTGGTGGTGTACGCGCCCCCGGATGTAGTCGCTGACTGGATGTCAATAGTGACCGACGTCCCCGAGAACGCGATGAGCTGGAAATATGCCTGACCGCCGAAGTTCGTCCCCGCGCCGTCATCGAAAAACGCCCCGGTCGTGGCCGCCGAGTCGGTGCGCAGCCCGGCCGTGAGCTGCTTCCCCCACTCCAGCCCGAACCCGTTCGCCAGCACCTGCACGGTCAGGGTCAGCGACCCGTCGGCGTTGCGGGACGGGTCATAGTTGACCTGCTTCCCGATGCACGACGCGGCCGGGTTGCCGACCGCTGGCTGGTTAAAGTAAGTGGCGACCTGGTCGGTGAGCAGCAGCGGCGACAACGCGGCGTGCTCGGCCGCGGCCGCGGGGTCGAACCAGGACAGGAAGTCGATACCGCCGTCACGTTTCCCGCCGAGCCGCACATGACCAGAAGCGTTGATCGGCGTCACATCCAGGGAACCGGGGCCGCCGCCGATCCGCTGACACGAGGCGACGTTCCCGGACAGGTCGAAACCGCCGATGTAGAAGTTGTCGCCGATCCCCGTTGTCTTCCCTGCCATGTCAGGTCACCTGCGCCCACGCGTCATTGACAATCACCGGGAGGGTGATCGTCATTACCCGCATCAGTTTCTGCTGGATGGTCACGTAACCAGCCTGCGCCTCGAGCCGCCGCCCGGTGATGCCGAGCAGGTCAATGCAGCGGACATTCAGCACCGCATCGAAGTCGAAATCGCCGCTGTACTCGTTCAGCAGCGTTGTTGTCGCGGCGAGCATGTCCAGGTCGATCTGATCCTGCGGCTCCTGCAGCATGTCCATGTAGATGCGGGTGTAGAACACCACCAGCGCGGTCGTCGCCGCGAGCCCGGACTGTGCGCCGGCCGGGCCGATGTAATCCGCCCACACAGCGCAGGTGAGCCCGTTCTGAGGCGAGTTCTTCGGCTCGTGGGTGTTGACCGCGTCGAACAGCCCGAGCGACAGGGCGTGGGACTGGACGCGGTCGAACATCGCGCGGACACCGGCGTCGAGGAAAGCCATCTCAGTTCATCTCCTCGAGGTAGCCGCCGTCGCGGAGCCTCGCCTCGGCGATGCCCTCGGCGTCCCGTTCGAGCTGGTCGCCGACGAGCCGGAACGTGTGATAGCCCTTGAACCGGGTTGAATGGTTCCGCTGGCTGACGCCTTCCAGCCACGGCCCGTACACGATCGGGTCGTTGGTGACCACCAGGTCGCTGACGGCGTTGTCGATGTGCACCTCGGACACGGCCCGGCCGGTGACCTGGTGACGGATCACTTCCTCCAGCCGGTGCCTGACCCGGTCGACGCCTTCCTGCGCCAGTTTCTTCTTCACGTCGTCGCAGTAACGCCGTGCGGCGTCTTCGGCGCGGCCGTCGAACACCGGCCCGGTGGCGATGACGATGTCGGGCATTCAGATCACCCGCATCCGGGGGCCGCGCCGGTACGCCGACTTAGCCTCGTCCCACTTGTCCGCCAGCCCCGCGCCGAGGTTGGATGCGTTCTCCCCGCCGCCGGTTTCCTGCAGCACCTGGACGGCGGCCTCGGCGAGGGCCAGGTCACCGATCAGCCGCGGCACGGAAAACACCGACAGCGCCGCCCCGTTGGAATGGGTGGCCGCAGTGGTGCCGGTCGCGCCGCGGACCACCGTCAGCGACCGCCGCGCCGAGATCACTCCCGGCGAATGGGTGGCGAGCACCGACCCGTCCCACGCCCGCCGGACGATCAGGTTGTTACCGGAAATGGCCTGGATCAGCATCCATTCGGCGTCGATGAGGATTTCCTCGTTCACCGCGAACGCGGGCCCGGACGGCACGCTGATGATGTTGTCCGCGGCCGACGGCGGCGACGACCCGAGGCCATTGGTGAACGAGATACTGGTGGACGCGAACTGGGCGTCGGTCACCAGCAGCCGTTCGCTGTCGACCAGGAGAAGGTCACCGACGCCGAACAGGGCGCCCGTGCTGGTGCTGGCGGTCACTGTCGTGCCGGTCGTGTCAGATATGGCCGCGCCGAGGGTCCCGGCCGGGCGGGTTTTCAGCCAGTAACCGAAAGTGCCGGTGATGACGACGCTGCGCTGCGGGGTGGCGCCCTGGCTGAAAGTCGAGGTGCTGGACCGGTCCAGTTCGAGGAACGTGAACGGCGGGCTGTAGTTCCACGGCCCCCAGAAGATATTCGCGGCGGGTATCGCGACCCCGCCGGAAGTGACGGTCGGCACTTTGACGGTCACGTCGGCGAGCTCGTTCTGGTCGAACCAGATCCGCCACGGCGCCGCGGACTGCCAGTTCGGCCAGTCGTAGCGGCGGGTGGTGTCCAGCGGGTAGAACTGCCGGTGCATGTGCGCGTCGATGTTCTCCGACGCGGTCTGGATGGCCCGGTCTACCTGGTCAGTGGAACGGGCGCTGAGCTTGACGTCAGCGGCCCGCGCGACCTGCTCGCGGGTGGTATAGCAGGGCCGGTCGATTATGCCCACGCGACCTCCCAGGCTTCCTCGATGACGGCACCGGGGAACTCGTCAGGGCCGCGCCATTCGCCCCACGTCAGCCAGCGGCCGTCCTGCGCGTACACGGCGTGCGGACCTTCGGGCAGCTGCAGCCCTAGAATCAGACCGCCAGGAGGCTGCGCTGTGAGCCCGAGGGCCTGGGTGAGGATGTCCTCGATGAGGTCACCGTCACGGTCGCAGAAGGCGGCGACCAGGTCCTCGGGCAGCCGCAGGCACGCGGCCACGGCCGCGGCGACGCACGGGACACCGTCAGCGACCGCCAGCTTCCGCTTCTTAGCGGGCCCTCCCCCGCCTCCGCCGCCGCCTTTCACGACAACCGGCGCCGGTGGCGGCGGGTTGTGCTTCCCGTGGGCAGGCTTGCCGTGATGCGGGTGCTGCTTGTGGTGCGGGTGATGCTTGGCGGGAGGCGCGCCGCCGCCGCCAGGCGCATGCTTGGGTGACCCTGCGTGTTTCTTGCTGCGGGCCACGGGTGGTGGCTTCTTCAAACCCTGGACCTTGCTTTCTCGCCCGAGAACGCCCCCGAGGGGGCGTGGGATTGGGTTATGCAGTTGTGTTAAATCCCGGCCATCGTGGTGGCGTCGTAATCGGCGGGGTACTGCCAGCCGTCAAACGGGCAGAACAGGGTCGACTCAGCGGCAGGCGGGGAGATCTGCAGCGGCGTGCCGTCGTTCGGGCATGACCGCGGCGGCTGCGCCGCCCAGTAGTCGCGGTATGCCTTGTCCTGCTGGCGGATGGCCAGCCACTGCTCCCAGCTCACTTGTCCGGCGCTGCCTTCTCCGCCTTCTCGGCCTTCGCTGGCTTAGCCTTCGCCGCGGCTTTCGCCTCTTCGGCGTCGACTTCGTAGTCGGGGCGCCACTGGTCGTGGCCACAGTGCGGGCACTGTGCTGCCGGGGCGTACCGCGTCTCGCACTTCGCGCAGACTTGCAGGGCCATCGGTTCCTCCTAGGTCAGGGCCGGTTCGGGTTTACGCGGGCGGCCACGCGGCCGCGGCGGGGTGCTCCCCGCGACGCGGACGCCGACCGGGAGCCCGGCCGGCGGATCCTCGCCGGGAGTGACCCAGAACACGCCGGCTTCCCGCGCCACGTCGTCGCCCCAGCCATACACAGCGCCCCTGGACTTCGCGCCGCACTGCGGGCACGCCGGGATGCCCGCCGGGTAAGCGACGGGACATCCCAGGCACACATGCAGCCGCATCAGTTCGCCGCCACCCGCGCGGCATCGTCGAGCGGGATGTAATACAGGGTGTGCGTCACCGCGCCGGTCGCGTCCGCAGCCGACACGTTGAACCCGATCGTCCCCGGGGCGACGATCTGGCCGAGGCTGCCGGTGCCCGACACCGACCCGGCAACACCAGGAGCCGCAGTGACGATCAGCGCCGACCCGACCGCGATCGGGACCTGCCACTGCGTGCCGACCGCATCAGCGGTGATGGCCACAGCCGTGCACATGTCGTTCGCCGTCCCAGCGGTCGGCGTGGCCACGTACTTCGCGGATGGTGTCGTGCCGCCGATAACCGTGGTCACCAGCCCGTACAGGGCGGTGATCAGGATCCGGCCGCCGGTGACCGTGAACACGGTCTGCGTTGCGTTCTGCGGGACCGTCTTCGGCGACGCGGACTGGGACTTGAACCCCATCGTCGCGTGACGGACCTGCGCCATTACGGCATTTGAACCAGTCTCAGGCATTACAGCACCGCCGATGCGAGCTGCTCAGGCGACCGGCGGACGTCCAGGGCGTTCAGGATGAACACCGCCGTCGCGTTCGCGTGGGTCACGTCGAGGTACTTGAAACCGTCCGACATGGACACGCCCGACACCTCGAAGACGGTCACGCCGCCGTTGATCGTCGGGACCGTCGAAGCAGCCGCCTGCGTGACCTTCGTCCACGCGGTCGGCGCGGTAGCCGACGCCTGCGTCCAGTAGGTGGTGATCTGGGCCAGGGCCTGCTCAGTGCCACCCGACGCGGCGTTGCATTCGTTCAGCGTCGCGTTCGTGGTGTTGGTCGCGCCGACAAGCACGATCGTGACCACGTCAGCGTCACGCATGTTGAAACGGTTCTTCGTGGTGGTGGGGGAAACGCCGATGTTGAACCGGTAGCCGAGTCCCTGAGTTTGCGCCATCTATCTCGCCTTGCCTTTCTGCGGTATCTGACCCCCGCGTGGTAGTTATCAGGTCCTGGTGCTGGACAGCTGGACGAACGGCGAGATGGTGTTGCCGCCGTTGCGGGGGGTCAAGGCTGAATTTAGCCACGGCCGCCCGTCGACCCGCTCGATGATCTTGTAGGCGGTCTTGTCGACGTTGAACGCGACGTGCGGGCTGGCGGACGCGCTGACTGCCTGCCGGTCACCGACCAGGTAGAACGACGGGTCGACGAAGCAGATGTCACCCGTGGTCCCGAGCGCCGGGACCTTCTCGGTGAAGTACACCGGCCGGCCGTAAATCGTCGCCGGCGGGGCACCGATGACGCCGTTGTTCATCCACACCGGCGTCGAGTTGGCGACAGCGCCCTGAACGGCCATGACGGCAAGCTGCGGGAATGTGCCGATGTCCGCGACCCAGATCGCGTTCATCAGGCTCGAGGGCAGCATGCGGGCGAACATCCCGGCAAGGTCCTCAACGCCGATCGTGTTCGCGCCCAGGTGCGACGCACCCGCGGCGATCACCGCAGCGGGGCAGTTCACGAAGCCGAGCGGCTCACCGACGCCCGATCCCTGGATGAACCGGTAGTCCTCTTCGAATGCGAGGGCCTGCGGCAGCGACTGGTCGATGAACGCCGAGAACGCGGGCCCGTCGGCGACGAGCTCGTTCGGGGCGGTGCAGTACGCCATCAGCTTCTTCGCGTCGAGTTTGACCTGCGCGAACTTCGCCGATGTCTCCGTCGGCTGCTGGGCCTCGTCGACCCAGTAGACCTGGATTCCGCCGAACACCGTGCCGCCGGAGTGGGTGACGTCGTCCACTGTCGGGATCGCCAGGGTCTGCGACGACATGGGGATGACGGTCGCGCGGGACCGGATCAGCGACGACTCCAGTGCCAGCATGAGCAGGTCGGACCGGAACGCCTCGGGGACCAGGAACCCGCCGT